GGCGGAGTTCTCTCCAATAGGGTTCGGGGTTAGCCCGGACGTGCTTATCTACCAGGTGCAGAATAAGCCAGTTGGATTTCGCATAGCGATAACCGACTTTTAAGCATCCTTCGGGGTGCTTTTTGTTTTATTTGTTTGATAAAATATAGTAAATGAATTATTGAGGAGATGCATTGATATGGCTACAAATTTAGGGTATGTTACGTGCCTGCGATGCGAAGGAACTGGGCAGAAACTAAACTGGTACGATCCTCCGAAACAATTAGATGTTTACGGAACTGATAAACTTATTGAGAGTAATAATAAACGTTTCAGTCCTAGTGGCAGAGAAATGTTCGATGAAAAATGCCCAGTATGCTTGGGGAAAGGGAAGTTGGCTAAATTGTATGATGGAAGTGTAACGAACTTTTAGGCATCCTTCGGGGTGCTTTTTTATTTGGAGTGAACACGAATGAAAATAAAGGAGTGGGATTCATGATGAAAACCGAAACGTATGAAAGTAAATATCAACGAATGTTAGAAATGGGGCTTTTAACAATTAATGAAATCAGGATAAAAGAAGGACTAGAACCTATTGAAAATGGTAATGTGTTATATCAACCGTTGAAACCAGAAATTCAGAAACAAGACAAACTCCTAACAATTGAACTTGATTCATACGGAAGTGTGCCGAGAGTTTTTTATAAAGGTGAAGAAATTAATAAAAAGGTAGAGGTTACTTTTGATTGGAAAACAAGAGATGACAAGAATCTTAATCTACCAAATATCACAATCAAATACGTCGATGAGGAAGATGGCTTGCCTACTGAGAAAACAATCTCTCTTCAGGATCCTCTAAACTCTTGTCCTGATTGTTGTGGAGATATTGAAACAACTACGATTTATAAAGATGGAGAAGTTTATCTTGAAATACCTGAATGTGTCAAGTGCGGAAAGAAAATATAGTCCATTATTGTAGCTAGGGACTTTCGTGGCGCTTTTTATTTGGAGGCGATCGACATGTGTGATCATAAGTATGTTCATTTCGATAGCAAAACAAGCAAAGTATATTATGTCACAACAGGAATGACTGAATGGACACGAATTGATTATTTCTTTTGTGAAAAATGCTTGGACGAAAAAGAAAAACGTAAAACAGAAACAAGCAGGAATAAACCGGAGTGGTTTTGATGAACAGTCATCAATACTACGACAAATACAAACGCAATAAAGAAGCAAAGAAATTCTATAACAGTACAGCCTGGCGCAAGTGTAGAGAGTATGTACTCAAACGGGATAACTATCTGTGCCAACGCTGTCTAAGAAAAGGAATCATTAAGCCTGCTGATGTTGTTCACCACAAGGCACATCTGGAAGATCATCCTGAAAAAGCGCTAGATCCTGAAAACTTAGAAAGTCTTTGCAATGTTTGCCACAACGAGGAGCATCCGGAGAAAGGGCAGAAGGCAGCAAGCAAAGAGGAGAAGAAAGCAAGTAATAAAATTAAGGTGATACATTCAAAACCAAACAATCCAGAAGTTTATTAAGATATCCCCCCTACCCCGAAAAGTGGGAACAGGGGATCGCCAGACCGGACGCGGCCCTTCGTTTGCAACGCGGATAATTTTTTCATGAAAGGGGGGTAACGAAAGAATGGCAGTTCCAACGGAAAAATTAATACGTGAGTATCTTGGAGACTCTTACCAGGAATCTGATGAGCAATTAATAAAATTGTATGTCGAGACTCATCAGTTTTATAGACGTTTAAGAAATGAAATCAAAAAATCTGACTTGTTGATGGAGCATACAAATAAGGCTGGAGCAACTAATTTGGTGAAAAATCCATTGGCTATCGAGCTTACAAAAACTGTTCAGACATTGAACAATTTGTTAAAATCACTCGGTTTGACGCCTGCTCAGCGTAAGAAAGTAGTGAATGAAGATGAAGATGACTTCGAAGACTTCTAATGGAGTAATTCACGTACTTTCAAAACCTTCACCGACTTTATTAACAACTTGGTATGCTGAACAGGTAGTTAAGGGAAACATCATTGCTTCAAAAAACGTAATTTTGGCTTGTAAACGTCATTTAAATGACCTAAAAAGAGCGGGAACAGATAAATTTCCTTATGTTTTTGATCAAGAATTAGGACATAGACCGATTCGTTTTATAGAAAAGTTTTGTAAACCGTCTAAAGGAAATTTCAAACAGCTCATCCTTCAACCATGGCAGCATTTCATATTAGGCAGCCTGTTTGGGTGGGTTCATAAAGAAACAAGATTAAGGCGCTTTAAAGAGGGCCTTATTTTTGTTGGCCGAAAAAATGGGAAAACTACTAAAATTTCAGGTGTTGCATTGTATGGAGTAAGCAAAGATGGGGAAAATGGAGCCGATATTCCATTGTTGGCCAACTCTATGAAGCAAGCTCGGCTTTTGTTTGATGAAGCTAAGGCTATGATTAAAGCTTCTCCTAAATTGAAGAAACATTTCCGGCCTCTGCGTGATGCGATTCATTACGATAAAACATTCTCTAAGATCGAACCGCAGGCTTCCGACAGTGAAAAATTGGATGGTTTGAATACACACATCGCAATTTTTGATGAGATTCATGAATACAAAGATTATAAATTGATTAATGTTATTAAAAATTCACGGGGTTCACGATCACAACCTTTAATTATTTACATTACAACAGCTGGTTATCAGTTAGATGGCCCATTAGTAGATTACTATGAACAAGGGGTAGACACGCTTAATGGTGTGATTACAGATGAAAGGACATTCTATTATTTAGCAGAATTGGATGATCCAAGTGAATTTGATCAACCTGAAATGTGGATTAAAGCCAATCCTAACCTCGGTGTCTCTATCAAATTAGAAGACATGATAGAGGATTGGGAAAAAGCAAAAAGGATTCCAGCTGAGCGTAATGATTTCATTACAAAGCGGTTTAATATATTTGTTAAATCCGATGAACAATCTTTTTTGGATTACGAAGTGATTAAACGGAATAAGAAAGAGACCAATTTTGACGAATTGAGAGGAAGACCTTGTATTGCTGGTTTTGACTTATCGCAAACAGAAGATTTTACTAGTGCTTGTCTTGAATTTTGGTTAGATACTGGTGAGATAGCGGTTTTATCTCATTCATGGGTTCCAGAAAAGAAAGTTTTAAGTGACAATGAGAAAATCCCTTATAGAGAATGGGAAAAACAAGGGTATCTAACCATCTGTAAAGAAGGAGATTATGTAGATTATCGACTGGTTTATAACTGGTTTGTTGAACAATCCAAACGTTTTAACATCGAATTAGTTACATTTGACCCTGCAAATGCTTATCGTTTGGTTGAAGATTTAAAGGCTTATGGGTTCAATACTTTATCGGTAAGGCAAGGTTACATTACACTTAGTCCAGCGTTAAAAGATGCGAAAGAACTTTTCCTGGATGGAAAAGTTATCTTCAACAACAACAAATTATTCCGTTGGTACATCAATAATGTAAAGTTGGTAGAGGATCGTAACGGAAATTGGCTGCCAACTAAACAAAGTCGCTACCGTAAAATAGACGGTTTTGCGGCTTTTTTAAATGCTCATACGGAAGTGATGAAGAAATTAGCAACTCCACAAGGTAACGGAGATATTAAATTTGTTTCTGTTAGTGATTTGTTCAAGTGATGAAAGGTGGTGAGAATTTGAGATGGTTTAGTCGAGTAAAGTTTGCAGTTAAATCAGCTATAACAGGCTGGAAGAATTATTCGTCTACATTTGATTTGTCAAACTGGATTGGTAGGCGTTTTTGGGGTATAGATAACTCTAAATTAGCCACAAATGAAACAATTTTTAGCGTGATAAGCCGTTTAGCAAACACTTTGTCATCGTTACCATTAAAATTGTATAAAGAATACGAGGTTGTTATTAATCAAGCTGCCGATGTTGTGATTAATAATCCGAATCCTAATATGTCTGGGTTCGATTTGATAAACAAGTTAGAGGTATCCAGGAATGAAACTGGTAATGGTTACGCAGTCATTATGAGGGACATTCGAATGCAACCGGAAGCCCTAGTTCCGATAGACTCTACTTATGTCACGCCATTTATAAATACAGATGATAACAATTTGTGGTATGAAGTGAGAGGGACTGATGGAACTTACTACTTCCATAATATGAATATGCTTCATGTTAAACATATTACAGGTGCATCTCGTTGGGTGGGTATCAATCCCCTGAATGTATTAAAGAATACTCTCGATTATGATAAAGCGGTTCAAGAATTTAGTTTGTCTGAGATGCGAAAAAAGGACAGTTTCATACTTGAATACGGGGCAAACGTGGATACTGATAAAAGACAGCGAATTATAGATGATTTTAGGCGTTTTTATCAAGAAAATGGCGGAATTTTGTTTCAAGAACCCGGTGTAAAAGTACAAGATATTGAGCGAAAATATTTTGCTTCTGATACGTTGGCTTCTGAAAGAGTAACACGTTCAAGAGTAGCCAACGTTTTTAATGTGCCTGTTTCTTTTTTAAATGATACAGAAGGTCAAAGTTATTCTTCAAATGAACAAATGATGATTCAGTTTGTTCAAATGACTTTAACGCCTATCGTTAGGCAATATGAGCATGAATTAAACCGAAAATTGCTTACTGTAGACGAAAGAAAAGCCGGTTATTACTTCAAATTTAACCTAGGCGGCTTGTTACGTGGTGATACTGCTGCAAGAACACAGTTTTATCAAGTGATGTTGCGGAGTGGTGCCCTCACCCCAGATGAAGTAAGGCGTTTAGAAGACGTTCCGCCCCGAGGTGGTGCAGCTGAT